TCCTGAACCGAGGCAAACAGCTATATAAGGCTGTGCCGGTCCAGACAGAAGAAGTAGCAAGCACTACCACTGTATAAGTCATGGCCCAGAAGAAAGAAAGTATAACGTTAGCTCCAACTGCTAAGAATTTGACAGGAGAAACCTTCAGTGAATGGACAGTACTGGGGGTTTCTCCTAGAAAGAAAAAGCCTAATGGTGGTTTGTATTTCTTTTGCAAGTGTACCTGTGGTGCACAAGGAGAAATCTCAGGAGAATCTCTACTAGACGGAGACTCCACCGCATGTATGAAGTGTGGTAGGAAGAAACTCATAAAAAGATTTTGTAAGAATGGCCACGATACAGATGTGTGTGGCAGAACCTCTAGTTATGCCTGTCGAGAGTGTTTACGAGATAAGCACCTAAGGGACAATTATGGAATAAATTCCATAGAGTTCCGCGCTCTCTATGATGCACAAGGAGGACTGTGTGCTGTTTGTAAGAAACCTCTTGGATTATATCGAACAGGCACTCCCGGATGGGACAACGGCTGCCGGATAGAAGTGGACCATAAACACGGTACTAAACTTCCTAAAAGACAAACAGTTAGAGGTTTACTGTGTGGGGGCAGATGGGCAGGATGTAATAGGAAACTAGGAAGAATAGATAATGTAGAGTGGCTGACAAACGCACTTGCTTATGTTTCCTCACCCCCAGCCGCTCTAGTATTAACATCTGAAATGGAGGACAACCGTCCTGCAAAAAAGTCAACCGCCTTCAAGAAAGCAGGTAAAAAATCATGAGTGGTAGTAGCTTCGACCAAAAGAACGAACTTCAGGAATACGAAGATATATTTCTGAATGTTATGGCGCTTTACAGTGCCCTGAAGAATGCACCAAGACCTCGGTCGATACAGCGAGCCGAGTTGAACCAATCCGGGGAAGTAAAATGTGAGGGTCTAGACTTCTGCTGCGATGTTGAGATGAAAGCCAAGCGTATCCTCAACCCTATTCAGTATCGCCTTGTTCTGAGGTACGCCTTAGAGGACCGCTACGCTTCTGTACCTAAGAAGCTGCAGCAAGCCCTAGGAGCCGTCTTTATGAACAGCAACCTGAACTTCGACGGAGACTACAAGGTGCTGTACTTCAGAGCCAAGAACAACCAACTGCAGGACCGAGTAGAGATGAACATCCAACAGTTCCCAGAGGGAACAGAGGAGGTTGAATAATGAGCCCGGAGGAAACCAATGACACTGCAACTAATGGTGCAGCACCCAGTGCTGACAGTAGTGATTCTAGCCATGGTACTATCGTGGACCTATCACATAACAAGGTATTAACCACTGCGGACCTAGGGGCATCCAAGCCGGTCCCCAAGCCACCCCAGCCCAAAGCGCAGCCTGTGAAGTTTCCCACCGTGGTTGCCTGTGAGCACACGATTGACCCCCGGCACTTCCCGACGCAAGCTAACTGTCAGGACTGTTGGGACGCTTTTTTTGAATACAACACAGGGGCCTTAGCCTCTGTGCATCAGCTACTTCTGACGGGCGGCACTCAAGCTGTGGTTGCTATCCATGGCAAGAAGTTTACCAAATACTTCGGCATCTATTTGAAGCAGCAATTGCTGAAGATGCACCAGCAGGCTCACACTGAGCCTACGGCTTACGAGCATGGCGCAACTGGCTTGGAAGTGCCGAGCTTAGCTCAGATCGGAGAACGCTCATGAACAATAGGGAGATGAAATCCCGTGCAGCATTTCAGTTCCTTCTTTCCGCAGCGTCTCAGCAAGTAGGGGACAAGGATGTATCAAAAATTCTACAAACTGCACTCCTAGCTGTTTTAAAAGACAGGCCGTCCTCATGGCACCGAGAAGGTGAGAGATATCAGCAATGGCGTTGCTGGATTGAACTTCGAAGGGGTCGTAGCGACCGCGCTTGGACAGGTAAGAGGATCTTGTTGCTGGATTGAACTTCGAAGGGGTCGTAGCGACCGCGCTTGGACAGGTAAGAGGATCTTCAAAGGAGAATAAGTATGGCGTTTGGCAAGAAGAAGTTGACTGAGGAGCAGCAACAAGCTCCTAAGGTTGTACTCGCAGCTCCCACCACAGAGATTGCGAAGTTTGAGCGTCTGTTTGCTATCTCCAAAGCGGTAGACAAGAAGTTCTCAACGACCAACTCGATTATACGCATGAACACCAAGAACATCGTGATGGTGCCCAGCATACCCACGCTGCTGCCCACGTTCGATAACGATGTGATGAGCATTGGTGGCGTACCTAGGGGTCGCATCGTTGAAATCTTCGGTCCTGAATCAGCTGGGAAGACCACCATCACTCTGTGGCTCATAGCTCAGCTACAGGCTCTCGGGGGCCTTGCTGCCTTCGTTGACGCAGAGCATGCTCTGGATACCATGTATGCAAGTCAGCTAGGCGTCAACATTGACAAGCTGTTGATCAGTCAACCAGACCATGGGGACCAAGCATTGCACATCGTAAGAGAGCTAGTAAATTCCCAGTGCGTTGATTTGATAGTGGTAGATTCGGTTGCAGCCCTTACACCTGAAGCTGAATTGCTTGGGGACATGGGGGACAATCACGTTGGCTTGCAACCTCGAATGATGGCGCAAGCACTGCGTATTATTACCGCCGAGGCCGACAAGAACAAAACGACCGTGGTCTTCATCAATCAAATTCGTGAGAAGATCGGTGTCATGTTTGGCAATCCAGAGACAACCCCGGGAGGTCGAGCACTCAAACACTACGCTAGTGTTCGTCTTGATGTCAGACGCAAAGAGGAGATCAAGGATGGCACGGAAATAATCGGACACCAGCTCCGACTCAAGGCTGTCAAGAACAAGGTGGGCACCCCGCTGCGTGAAACCATTGTAGATCTGTACTACCCCAACACGTCACACAAAGCGGGCTTCGATGTGATCGCAGACACGATCACCTATGCCGCGAACAAAGGACTGTTCGTCATGGATGGTTTGTGGTATCAAATGGATCTCGGCAACGTGGATGAGAACAAGAAGGCACTGGGCATAGAGAAGCTTGCCTACGGCCTACCCAAACTGAAGGATCGACTGTGTGATGACGTGAAGGCTATGATCGCTGTACGCAAGAAGATCTCGGCTTTTCGCAAACTGGAGCTGGAGGCAGCAAAGAAGGTGGCTATATGAAGCCAACGAAAAGCTGCATTAGAACATATACAGGTCAGCTTTTCGATTTTGAGAATCCGGGTAACTTCAATATAGTGGATATCAGTTTTGCACTGAGTCAGATCTGTAGATTCGGTGGCCACTGTCTACGTCCTTATTCAGTGGCAGAGCACTCCGTACGAGTGAGCTACGCTTGTCCTCCAGCGTTTGCCTTATGGGGGCTCTGCCACGATATGGGGGAAGCCTATGTGGGCGATGTTTGTCGTCCTTTGAAACACCTACTGAACATGACTGCCTATCGCAACCACGAGAAGAGAACCATGGCTTCTCTTTGCGTATGGCTTGGGCTCGACTCGGAGGAGCCAGAGGAGGTAAAAGCAGCAGACAACAAGTTGCTCGTCACTGAGCAACGGGACCTCATGCGAGGCTCCATCCCCGACTTCAACATAGAGCCTATGAAGAATGTAATCAAACCTTGGTCTTACCGCAAAGCAAACTACATCTTTCAACTCCGCTATGCCGAGCTGCGAGGATGGAAACTACGCTGGTATGACCACATTACACTGTGGTGGCTGAAAAGAACACTGGTATAAAAATTCGCACTCAAGGAGATCCCAAGTGTATGACGAACAATCTGAAAGTTTCTGCACCTACGACGGTAGCGACCCCGTCCAACGGGAAGTTTACCAGATCTTCCTCAACATCTGGGAGAACTCAAAGGCCTTCATCGACTACTGGGCAACATACCCACTCTCAGGGCCACCCCAAGGGGAAATCAAAGTACAGTCAGAAGTCCCGAGGGAAGTCCAAGGGACCCGTGGCTGTAAAGCGCGGCCCAGCGAATACGTACACAAGCGTCTGCTGCGGGGCACCTGCTACTAAGCCAGCATGTGTCCGAGTGGACAAGAAGAAAGCCCTAGAGCAAGGGATGGGATCTTGGCGCTGCACAGGCTGTAAAAAATCTTGCAAGGTGTCTAGGAGTAAAAATGCCCCACAAAACCAAGAAAGCACGTCGGGAATATCAACGTCGGTATAGTGCAACGCATCCCGTTCAACTTGCAAAGAATCAAAAGAAGTATCGAGGTACTGGTGGATACTTCTATGGAACCGCGCTGTTTGCTCTGGCTGCAGGGTTGGAACACACAGGGCACCCCTATGGTTCCTTAGCACTCGCTGTGATCGCTGTGTATGCACTTGGTTCACTTCTAAAGGAGATGATATGTTAAACAAAAAAGTAGCGGCATGGATTATCATCGCCGTCGTGTTTATCTTTGGACTGCTGGTAGCAAGAGCGTTCGCTGAGACCACCAAGAAGATCGAGAATAGCTTAGGGGTTTCCGAGATCTACCAAGGTCGCTACTCCTATCTTGTAGCTCTCCCTAAAGACGGCCAAATCCTTGATGGGAAATTCACTAACATCAGATTCTCTCCTTGGGGTGAACCTGATCTCTACGATGTCTCTGTTTTGTTCTGTGGAGATGTCACGGAGCAATTTCAAGGTAAGCAAGGAGTCCTCGCAATAGCATATGAGACCCGAGCGCACGCCATGTATAAGTCTGTGGCTTGCCACGAACTTCTAGGGGTGAGTGAGCTAAAGTGAAGCCCGTACGTACGAGAACAAAAAATTTTCTGGAGGATCTATGGGCTCAGAGCTACAAGATCTGTATGACGAATACCTTGCAAACCTCAGGAACCCCGTGCCAGTGACAGGAAACGACCGCACGCCTGACACGAAGCTGGGCACTACGGACATCAGCGGCAAATCAATCCCCGGCATCCCCGGAAAAGGATCAAAATTATGAGCACACCAACTGACATCATTTCACAGTTAACGAGAGACGAAGGTGTACGCCTAGAGCCCTACAAAGATACCCGTGGCTTCAATACCGTTGGCATAGGCCACAATTTGGATGCGAACCCACTTCCCGGCCAAACCTACCCGCTCACCCAAGCACAGGCCATGCAGATTCTAGGGAAGGACGTAGAACGCATCTCCATGTTCCTGCAGAGCAAGCTCCCATGGATTGTGAAATTGGATGAAGCTCGGCGCGGAGTACTACAAAACATGTCATTTAACCTTGGCGTCCCGGGCCTGCTGGAATTTCACCATGACCTTGCTGACACTCAGGCAGGGAACTATCAACAAGCTGCGCTCGACATGGAAGCCTCTGCTTGGTACAAGGAAGTAGGAGACCGAGCCAAAAGGCTTGTGCAGCAAATGAGGACTGGAGACTGGCAATGAAGACCCCCAAGCTACGTTTTGAGACAGCGGCGAGGAAACTCTTCGAGATGTACTGCGAGGAAGGTATACGTCCCCTAATGTTCAATTTGAAACAAGTCGCCAATGAAGAATATGCATCCCCATTTACTGAGGCTGCTTGGAAGATCTATTGGCGTGCCATGAATGATCATGAGGGGGCCTTCTAATGAACTGGGGACAGGTAGGCGCATGGGCTGGTGCTAGTCTTTGCATCTTCTCCTCTATCGGCTACGCATTTGCCGGGGATTTACGACGCGCCTTGTACTATCTGTTTGCGTTTGCGATCACGGTGGTCGTTATTTGGAGGTAAGTATGATGGATTGGGGAGAAGATTTTGGCACACCGGGGAAAGATTTTAGAGACTTCAGCGAGGAGCAAAAGATGCTTGGAGATGGAGAACATATTAGTCAGGCAATCAACATAGGCTCCATGGATGACGTGGGGACAAGATTTAAGCATCTCACAGAGCTTTATGAGCTGTGGCTAGAAGGCATAGATATCCTCGACAAATGGGAGAAGAAGAATCCAAAGTATAAGGAGAAGCGCGAGGAGCTGGAGCATGCCACGACGCTCCTTGCCTTCCACTTCATGAAGGATTACCAAGACAATGCAGACCGATCTATCATAAATTCCCTACCGCTGCACGGGGATGATATTCCAAAAACCTAGGAGGCAACAATGCGTGCTCTTTTGACTGCACTGCTACTGACTACATTGTGTCCTGCTCAAAATGTGCACATCTTAGCACAAGCCATAGCCAAAGCCGAGGGCTTTGGGCAGAGAGGTGCGTTGCCTTCGCGCCTGCATAACCCCGGGGATCTGAAGGTCGTAAGGGACTACCGATACCCCGGGATGGTAAGAGTGGGCAAGGGAGGACACGCCCAGTTCCGCACCGAGGCCGACGGATGGGCGGCGTTGGAACACCAGCTAGACAAGATGGCCTCGGGGGAATCCAAACACTACAGTGTGAACATGACGCTGCAAGAGATCGGTAAGAGATACGCTGCAAACTCCCGGGTATGGGCCAAGAACGTTGCCCACAACCTCGGGGTCACACCTGATACATATCTGTTCGAAGTGTTGGACGTACCACCCATACTGGAGGAACAATGACGCGCTTAAATGAAATTGAGCAAGAAAGATCTGGGCTCCTTCGCCAACTGGATGCTCTAGGAGCAGAAAAGCATAAACTTTTAATGGAGAAACACAACGTCAGGGTTGGCATGCTGGTAGAGCACGCTGGAAAGGTTTACAAGGTCACCGCAATGAGGGACCATACGTGGAATGACCAGCAGCCGTGGCTTTACGGCAGTCTTCGACTCAAAGACGGAACCTTTGGCAAGCAAGAACGCACCATCTTCACCCCATGGAGGGAAATCTTATGAACATCACAGCAGCGACCGCTAAGGGGCAACGTCCCTACCAAGAAGACACTTTCATCAACGTTGAGCTACCCCAAGGGAGACTGCTTGGAGTTTTTGACGGTCACGGTGGAGATGAAGCCTCGAAGTTCATGGCTGAAAACTTCGCTGGACTCTTTGAAGAGACTGGATCTTTACGCTTAGCTTTTAGGCTAGCAGCCCAGCATCTGAAGGATTATGAGGCAGGCACCACTGCCTCAGTCGTCCTCGTCCCTACAGACAGTCACACAGTCTTCACCGCAGTCGTGGGGGATTCACCTATCATCATCCAAACCAAATCAGGTATTTGGTACGGCCCAGATCACAATGTCAGAACCAATGAGATTGAGCGTGTAGCAGCGCAAACTCGTGGTGGTAGCTATGCCCAAGGCTACATTTATAATAATTTTTCTGGTCAAGGTCTGCAGATGGGACGTGCCCTAGGGGATGCTTGGTTGTCCCCTGTGCTCAGCACTGAGCCCGAGGTTGCCGAGGTCACTGTGGCACCCAATGGTTTTGTGCTCATCGGCACGGACGGGCTCTTTGATCCCGGCCATTACGGTTTCAAGACGGCTTCCGAGCAAGTCATCGCCCGAGTTTCCCAAGATGACGCTCAAGCCTTGGTGGATCGCGCTATCTTTATTCCCACTCGTGACAACGTGACTGCAATTCTGGTGAAATTTTAGAGGAGACCTCATGACCACAGCAACAGGACAGAGAAAACTCGATACGACTAAGAGCACTAAGCTGTCAGAACTTCTGCTCCGACAGTTTTCTAACAAGGTTGTGGGACAGGAGAAGGCTGTTAGCACTCTCGTGGATATGTTTGACGCACACCAAGCTGGCATCCAAGATGCCAATCACCCAGCTGGTGTGGTGTTGTTTCTGGGACCAACTGGCACGGGTAAGACTCACGTTGCCGAAGTCTTTGCTGAATCTTTATTGGGTAAGAAGCAGGCTCTGCTCAGAATCGACTGCGCTGAATTCCAGCACTCACACGAAATCGCCAAGTTGATAGGGTCTCCCCCGGGATACCTAGGTCACCGCGAGACACATCCCTTGCTAACACAGGAAGCGCTTGACCAGTATCACACGGAATCTCTGAAGGTCACCATCCTGTTATTTGATGAGGTAGAGAAAGCCTCTGACGCCCTCTGGAGTCTCCTGCTTGGTATCCTCGACAATGCTACGCTTACGCTTGGGGACAACCGAAAAGTGAACTTCTCTAATTGCATTATCGTCATGACCTCAAATCTGGGATCACGCGATATGGCTGACCGAGGCATCGGTTTCGTAGACCCAGATGCCAGTGCAGACGATGAGCGCAAAGCCAAGCAAGCCATGAGCGCAGCGAAAAGTAACTTCACGCCAGAGTTCATGAATCGCATCCAGCACTTCGTAGTCTTCAAGACTCTCACTAAGGAGCAAATGAAGGGTGTTCTGGCAATGGAACTGTACGACTTGAAGTTAAGATTGTTCCTGTCCAGCAGCGATCTGATACATGGAAAAACCCTAAAATCCCCAAGGTTCACCCTGATGGTCTCATCAAAAGCAAAGGCAGTCTTGCTGGAAGATGGGTATGATCCCAACTACGGCGCGAGGCACCTCAAGCGTGCCATCGACCGACGCATCCAGATCCCCTTAGCTCGTCTCCTCGGCAGCAAACAAATCCACGAAGGGGATACGGTCATCGTGGATGATTCAGGTAAAGAGGCTTTCGACTTCTTTTGCCAAGGGGCAATCGTGCTCAATGCGAACGGAGAAAACGCAACACCCATAGAAGACTTAACATAAGGAGAACCAATGAAAAAGCTAAAATTATTCGGAGATTTCCCTGAGACCCTCTACATAGTTCATCATGAAGATGATGAATCTGGAGAGGGATACTTCCTAGTATTCGACGATGAAGTCGAAGCTGTGGAAGATGCGAACGAAAACGACAGCGAGGTAGCCGAGTATACGATTGAAGGCCACCAAGCAGCACGGGTTGATAAGACCGTGAGGTACGTATAGGACACAAAAAATGGCCCCACCAAGTCCCGATACTTTGGGATCTGATGGGGCCTTTTCTTATTTATGGTTTTCGGGTGGGTCTTTCATTCCTCTAATCGTGAGCAATACCAATACGATCATGAGGATGACCCACACTAAGGTCGGCATAGAAGCCTCCTTCAGGGATGTAACGTGGCTATCTGTCTGCACATCTCTAGAAAGTCTTCAAACTCTGAGGCACGTTTAGCGTAGTTCACAGCCTCAGCACAAGATACGCAGTTCTCAAGAGTATAGCCTTTGCTGCTGTCCCTACGATCAATTCCATTGTATACGTAGGGTTCTGCAACCCGAGTGGTTGTTGAGTATTGAACGTTAGCGGGTGGACGACCTGTGTAAAAGCAGGGAGAAGAAGTCAATATTCGAAACTCCTCGTCGGTCAGAGCCCACTCTAAATTTCTTTTATGGGCGTTCCTTCTGTAATTATCTAGTAGCCTACGAAACGCACTGTCATTCTTAATCTGAGATTTATGGAAGCAGCCTTCGCAACCCTTACGCTTACCGTTCTTTAATTCACTGGTCTTTAAGTTTGCTTCATTTCCACAGACGCATCGGCATATCCATTTGCCCATCTCAGTTTCAGTGGCAGATACCCGTTTCACCACCGTCCAGCTAAAGAACCTCTGCCCAGACAGATCTTGCACTTTGGCAGCGTTAGCATGCCCAATACAGAACTCCTTAGGGGACCCTTTGGGATGCTTAGGCTTCCCGGGCCGATATTCGTTATGCAGATAAACTCCCGCATCTACACCACACCCACATTTGCATAAACTCATATCATTCCTTCCTGATACAAAAGATGGGAGGATGGTATCAGCATCCTCCCGCTCATCGTTCATGAGGCGATGAGGTAAACTTACTAGATTTTCTTGATCGCAGCAATAACGCTTTCTACTGCTGCAATTACACCTTGATCCTGTACTGCGCTCAAGCCGTTGACTGACGCGGCTGAACCAGCTTTGGACACTACGCTTTCTATCGCGTCAACCACAGCCACTGCACCAGCTTCAATCGGTGCTGCTTGGGGAAATGCTAACGCTACCAAAGACTCCACCTCAGGAGTATACTCGGTAATTTTTGCGGCGACCGCAGGCACATCGCCAGCGACCTTAAGGATTTCTGCTTTGAATTTTTCTGCGTCTGCTTTCAATTTGCTATAGAAGGACATTTGTTTTTCTCCTGTTGTTTGGTTAAAGTGGGTAGGTGAGCATATGCATGCCCAGTTTGGTTATGCCCCAAACTTTTTGATACCATTTCTGAGGCGGCGGGTAAACATACCGATGAATTTCCGTACTTATGTCAGCAGTTGCCCGAGATATGCTGGTCATAGTGTCCG